ATACCCATCACCGCATGGCCAATGATTGGTGGACCCGCAAGGTCAGCTGCGTAGACTCGCCGCGCGTGAGTGATGACTATGTGTCTGAGATGGCCAAGCGCTTTGGCGAAGAGAGCAACGCCTACCGGGTGAGGGTGCTAGGGGAATTTCCTCAAAGAGATGACGATACGGCAATACCGCTAGAGTTGGTCGAGAGTGCCCAGCGCCGCGATGTAATCATCACCGACGATGAGCCTATGATCTGGGGGCTGGACGTGAGCAGGTTTGGCAGTGATAGAAGCGCCCTGGCTAAGCGCCGGGGCCGCGAGTTGGTGGCCATTCAGACTTGGCAGGGCTTGGACCTAATGCAACTGACCGGGGCAGTCGTTGCGGAGTATGAGAGCCTGCAGCCGCGCAATCAGCCGGTGCAAATCAATGTGGACAGCATTGGCCTTGGTGGTGGCGTGTGTGACCGCCTTAGAGAGCTTGGCCTGCCTGCCGTTGGCATCAACTCAAGCGAAAGCCCGTCATCGAAGCAGACGTATATCAACTTGAGAGCGGAGTTGTGGTTTAAGGTTAAAGCCTGGCTAGAGGCCCGCGACTGCGCCCTGCCTAAAGATGATGACCTGCTGGCCGAACTGGTTAGCGCGAAGTACAAATTCACGTCAAGCGGCAAGATGCAGCTTGAATCAAAAGACGGTATGCGCAAGCGTGGCCTTCGATCTCCCGACCTGGCAGACGCGCTCTGCCTCACATTTGCCTCTGACGCAATCTCTATGGCTGGCGGCAAAAGCCAAGCAACCAACTGGCAAAAGCCGCTCAGAAGAGGGTTGAATATCGTCTGAGTGGTAAAATGATCTCCAACTAATCACCATATGTGGGGTTCGCTGGATGTCTAATAAAACCTATCGCCGGGGACCGGGCGGCGTAGCTGACGCAGCTGCTGACATCGAGAAGCTGATGTCCCGCAAAGCGCCCTCAGAAAAAAAGCCAAGTAAAAAGAAGGCCAAGTAGTTGGCGATTCCAGGGCTATTAGAAGCTGGCTTTAAGGCCGCTGCGCCCGCAGCTGTAGGCGCTGGCCTACTGGCTTCTCCCGAAGAGGCAGAGGCAGGAATACTCACTGCGTCATTATCGCCTGTGCTTAGAGACTCTCTAACAAAGTATCTAAAGGGCGAAGAGCTTACTAAAGGCAATCGCAACAAGGTTGAAAAATATCTTGCCACAGTAGCGACTGACCAAACGGCCTATGGCCGCAGAGAAAGAATGCGTATGCAGCCTGGCGCATCGCCAGACGTTGAAGTTGACATAACCCGCGAAATTATCACGCCAGAGTCTATGCAGGGTGAAATCCTTGTTCCAATTATGGGCGATGCAAGTATTGCTGGCGGCTATCTAGACAACGTAGAAGGCGTGCCTCTAGATCGAGTCGTACCGCTGCAAGGCGGTCCTAATTACTCACTAATGAATGCCTACAGGACACAAGACCCTCTTGGCTGGGCATCAATGCTCAGCGCTGCGCAAGCGAAGCAGGACCAGATAACTAGGGCTGGTTTGTTAGGCGATGTGCGCGGCGTTTATTCGCGCATGGGTGATGAGGCAATGAAGTTTAACACTATGGTAGCTGAAGCTATGGTGCGCCAATTGCCTGCGTTGCAACTGCCAAAGAAAGACATAGCCCGGTTTAACAAAGACATTCGCGGCACTGTGCCTGACTTTGCTGGCGTTGAAACCGTAGAAGGATTAGCGCAACTAAAAGGTCAATTACCTGCAGCCCAAAAAAATGGCAAGGCGATTTCCCCGTCTGATTTGCGCAAGTTGGTTGTCGGCAGAATGTCGCTCAAAAAAGAATACGGCGATTATGGCTTCCCAAGCTACGAAGACACTATTAGAGCAATCACTGAGCCAGGGCTAAGAGATGCCATAAGAGGCGACAGTGGCTTTGCAACCATACAAGGGATGCCAGGCGTTTCGCTTTTCGATAACGCCTACCACGACACTTATTCTCACGGCATCCCTGGCAGATATGCTGGCGGCTTAGAAGAAAGCATCCCACTAGAGATTATGTTCCCCGATATGTTTGCCGACACTGCAAACAAAGTAGTCACCAAAGAAACTTCTGCAAGGTTTGGCCAGCCTCTCAACCCACAAGAGCGCGTTGGCGCTGTGCTTATGGGCGGTGGCAATCAGGCTGCAAACCAGAAGTGGTTAGACGGCGTGATGAAGTATTTAGAAGACAAGAAAAAACTAGGCCGCGCCGGGGCTATAGCTGCAGCCACTGCATCTGGCAACGCTATGGCGATACCGCCAGAGGACTTAGATCTGCAGGGTGAGAAGGACCGCAGGCGCGCAGGTGGTCGTAAGTATCGGCGCGACAATCGGCCTAGCAAGCAACTCCAAGAATACGCACAAGGTCAAATAGCACCGGCAATCGCTGAGGCAGCTATGGGCGCTGGCAAAGGGTTGTTAGGCACCGTTGACATGGTCACCCAAGCGATGGCAGCGCCGTCACCAGAAGCCGCCAGAGTTAACCCAGAGGCGTTTCAGCGCCAAATGCAGCAGTACATGGAAAGCCAATCTCTGCCCAATCAACAAAATCCAAACTCAATATTTTCAACTCAGCCTATGCGCAGCCTTCTTGATCAGCAAATCATGGAAGACGCTGCAGAGAGAGAAAACGTAAGAAGATTTGGCGAAACCATTGGCGGCCTGTTGGCCCCCATCTAGGAAAAATACAATGGCTGAACTATACGACTCCGAAGAATTCATTGAAGAAGACCCTAGCATGGGCGATGAAGAACTGCAGGCCGCGATCACGCAGGCCATAGAAGACGCGGTTGATTATATTGATAACACTATCAGTCCGCTGCGTGCCACCGCCGCTGAGTATTACAACGGCGAGGCACTGGCCACTGGCGAAGAGGGCCGCAGCACGGCGCAGACGATGGACGTGCGCGACACAGTGCAGGCCATGCTGCCAAGCCTTATGCGCATATTTTGCGGCTCTGACCACATGGTTGAGTTTGCGCCGCGAGGCCCGGAAGATGTTGAGGGCGCGAAGCAAGCCACTGACTTTGTAAACTATGTGCTCAACCAAGACCAAGACCAGAGCTTTGTAGAAATTATCTATGCGTGCATGAAAGACGCGCTGGTCAAGGGCAGTGGTTTCCTAAAATATTATTACGACGAAAGCGAAACGACTCAGAGCTATGAGCTTCTAAATTTAGACGATCAGGCGCTCAACGCCCTCAATTCAGACCCTGAGATTGAGATTGATATGCTGACCTCGATGATGAGCAGTGAGCAGCAAGAGTCATCACACTCAGTCCGGGTAACGCACAGATCGAAGGTCGGCAAAATCAAGGTTGAGGCAGTGCCCCCCGAAGAGATTGTGATCAACCGCACAGCGCGCAATCTTGATGACGCTGAACTGGTTGCGCACAGATCATATGTAACGCTGTCTGATATGGTCCTGATGGGTTATGACCTTGATGACGTAGAGCAGTACGCCACAGTTAACGAGACTGATTTTGAGTTATTTAACGTCGAGGCGCGTGAGCGTTTTCAGCAAAGCTCATTTGAAGACAACAACCTAATTCAGCGAGTGCTGTATGTAGAAGCCTACGCCCACATAGACATGGACGGCGATGGCGTAGCTGAGCTTAGAAAAATTTGTTGCGCTGGCCCGACTTATGAAGTGCTGCGCAACGACCCCGTAGACATGATCCCGTTTGCCTTTTTCTGCCCAGACCCGGAGCCGCACAGCTTCTTTGGTCTGAGTATCGCAGACCTAACAATGGACATTCAGCGCATCAAGACCGCAGTGTTGCGGGCATCTCTTGACAGTTTAGCCATGAGCACCCACCCCAGAGTGGGTGTGGTTGAAGGACAAGCCTCGCTAGAAGACGTGATGAACAATGAAGCTGGTGGCGTGATCAGAATGCGTCAACCTGGCGCGGTTGTGCCTTTCACCCTGCCATTCGTAGGTAAAGAAGCATTCCCAATGCTTGGCTACATGGACGAGATCCGTGAGAACAGGACCGGCATATCAAAAGCAGCTGATGGCCTAGACCCATCTGCGCTACAAAGCTCAACCCTAATGGCAGTGCAGCAAACAATAGGCGCAGCCCAGCAGCGCACAGAGATGATTGCGCGCCTGTTCGCTGAAGGCGGCATGACCCGGTTATACAAAGGGCTACTGCAGCTGATCATCAAGCACGTTGATAAGCCTCGCATGATCCGCTTAACAAATGGCTTTGTGCCCATCAGTCCAGATAGATGGAACGCCAACATGGACGTTGTGGCCAATGTCGCCCTGGGCAAAGGCGGTGACATGGAGCGCATGGGTATGCTGCAGCAGGTAGCGGCCAAGCAAGAACAAATCATGCAAACGATGGGCGCAGAAAATAACCCGCTGGTCGATATAAACAACTACTACGCCACTATGGTGCAAATGTTAGAGATAGCTGGCTTCAAAGACCCCCAGCGCTTTTTCAAAGACCCGGCTCAGCAGCCGCAGACCCCACCAGAGCCACCAAAGCCTGATATCAACGAGCAGCTAATTCAGGTCCAGATGGCTGAGATCAACGCGAACATC